GAAGATGATCTGGGGGATTTACCCCGTAATGATTGCTTCTTTAATTGCGATTGTTGGATTGGTTTTGACCAAATGAAGTTTAACGCAATCAAAGGTTTAATCGGTACGCTGGCACCTACTATTGGCCAAGCGCTCGGCGGACCTTTAGGCGGCGCAGCGGCTCAAACGATAGCCTCGGTTTTGGGGTGCAAGCCTGATGAAAATAGTATTGAACAGGCGGTTCAGGCTGCGTCACCAGAGCAGCTTGCTGAAATTAAAAATGCGGAATTAGGCTTTAAGACCAGAATGAAGGAGCTGGATGTGGATGTTTTCAAACTCGAAACAGAAGATATCCAACACGCTCGCTCAACGTTTAAGGGCGATTGGACTCCAAAGTTTATTGCAGTCGCGCTCGTATTCTTTTTCGGCGGCTATATTGCTCTGGTCACGTTACAAGACCCCACTGCTAACGATGACGGTATTGTTAACCTTGTTCTCGGCTATCTTGGCGGGATTGTCAGCAGTATTATATCTTTTTACTACGGTGCCTCTCATAAGCATGACTAATGAAAACTAGCGAAGAAGGTATATCCTTAATTAAAAAATTTGAGGGCTGTGAGCTTGATGCTTACCAGTGCTCTGCAGACGTGTGGACGATTGGGTATGGGCATACTAACAAGGTTAAAGAAGGCGATACTTGCAGCCAAGCAGATGCTGATCGAATGCTTGCGCAAGATTTGGAAGAGTTTGAAGGATACGTTGAAAAAGCAATAGGCGTCCCTTTGGAACAAAATGAATTCGACGCTTTGGTTGCGTGGACTTACAACTTGGGTCCAAGTAATCTTAGGTCGTCAACCATGTTGAAGCGTTTAAACGACAGTAGTTTTGACGAAGTACCATCTGAAATGCGCCGATGGAATAAGGCTGCTGGCAAAGTTGTCAACGGTCTAGTCCGTAGAAGAGAGGCTGAGGCGCTGTTATTCAAGAACAAAGATTGGAGTCATGTCTGAGCTTGCGCTAAAAGATTTCGATATTTTATCTGATGCGGAAAAAGCAGAAGCTCTTTCTCTGCTTAATAAATACGGCCAACTCGAAAAACAAGACGACTGCCAGGGTGATTTCATAAATTTTGTGAAGCACATGTGGCCAGAGTTTGTCGAGGGTCGGCACCACAAGATAATTGGCGAAAAGTTCAACCGAATTGCTCAAGGTAAATTGAAGCGATTGATTGTGTGCTTGCCGCCTCGCCATACCAAATCTGAATTTGCCAGCACCTACTTTCCAGCTTGGATGATGGGGCTTCGCGGCGATTTAAAAATTATTCAAACGACTCACACCGCCGAGCTTGCCGTCCGATTTGGCCGTCGAGTGCGAAACATCATTGACTCTGAAGACTTTCAAGAAGTTTTTCCTAAGCTAAAGCTTCAATCAGATAACAAGTCAGCAGGCCGATGGACTACGAATGAGGGTGGTGAATCTTTTTACTCAGGCGTAGGTGGTGCGATAACCGGTCGTGGTGCTGATTTGCTGATCATTGATGATCCAATATCGGAGCAAGACGCGCTTTCTTCAACCGCGATGGACTCGGTTTACGAATGGTATACGTCTGGTCCCCGTCAGCGTTTGCAGCCAGGAGGTATCATCGTGATCGTCATGACACGATGGAGCACTAAGGACTTGGTTGGAAAAGTGATTAAGCACCAAAACCAAGAACACGCCGATCAGTGGGAAATAATAGAATTTCCAGCGATCATGCCAGAAACAGAAGAACCTCTCTGGCCAGAATACTGGAAGAAGGAGGAGCTTCTAAGCGTAAAAGCTTCTCTCCCTATTGCAAAGTGGAACAGCCAGTGGATGCAGAATCCAACCGCTGCATCAGGATCAATCGTTAAGCGAGAATGGTGGGAAGTTTGGGAAAAAGACTATATACCAGCCTATTCTTATGTCATTCAGTCATATGACACCGCCTTTAGCAAAAAAGAAACTGCCGACTATTCCGCCATCACGACTTGGGGGGTATTTACACCAGAGATTGACGGGCCTGACTGCATAATCCTGCTTGATGCTAAGCGGTTTCGTGTCGATTTCCCAGAGCTTAAAAAGATTGCTATGGACGAGTACAAATACTGGGAGCCAGATTGTGTTCTAGTTGAGGCAAAGGCTTCTGGTACGCCGTTGACGCAAGAATTAAGGCGGATGGGCATACCCGTCACAGCCTATACACCGAGTCGAGGGCAGGATAAGATTGCGAGAATGAACAGTGTCGCGCCATTGTTTGAATCCTCTATGGTTTGGGCACCAGACGACAACTTTGCCGAAGAAGTTATTGAGGAAATGGCAAGTTTTCCATATGGCGACCATGATGATTTTTGCGACAGTGCTACAATGGCGCTTATGAGATTTAGGCAGGGCGGTTTTATTGCTCTTGAAAATGACTATCAGGACGAGGCAAAATTCTTGCCTCGAAACAGACAGGTATACTACTAATGGCTATTGATAAAATACTTGGCACTGAAAACGATCCAGATGTCATTCCTATGTCGCGAGAGATGACGGTAACGCCAGATCCTAGTCGCGAAGATATGATCAGGGGTGCTGCTCAAATATTGGTGGACGAAGAAGAAATACTGATTGACGAAGAGATTAGCGCCGCTCCAGAGCCGATTCAAACCCCGTTCGATTCAAACTTGGTCGATTTTCTCGACAAATCAGACCTTGGAAAGCTTGCAAACGATGTCTTGGAGTCTATTGATTCGGACAAAGAAAGTCGTTCTGAGTGGGAGAAGACCTATGTTGAAGGGTTGAAGTACCTCGGTATGAAGTTTGACGAAGCAAGATCTCAACCGTTCCAAGGGTCTTCTGGCGTAATTCATCCAATTCTTGCAGAAAGCGTTACTCAGTTCCAGGCGCAGGCTTATAAAGAGCTTTTGCCAGCGCAAGGACCGGTTAAGACTGAGATTGTTGGCGCTCGCACGCCCGAAATTGAAATGCAATCTCAAAGGGTTGCCAATTTCATGAATTTCTACATCATGAACGTGATGCAGGAATATGACCCAGAGCTGGACATGCTTTTGTTTTATCTTCCCATCGCGGGTAGCGCGTTCAAGAAGGTTTACTACGACCAATCTATGAGCCGAGCGGTTTCAAAGTTCGTCGCCCCAGAAGACTTGATCGTTCCTTACGAGGCTTCTGACATTCTTTCTGCTGAGCGGGTTACGCACGTCATTAGGATGAGCAAAAACGAAATTCGCAAGCAGCAGCTAAGCGGTTTTTACGCAGATATTGAGCTAAAAGGCGATGCTTACACAGTTAACCGTAGCGACATCGAAGAAGAGATTGACGAGATTGAGGGTCAGTCCCCCAGCTATTCTGAGAACCGAGATAGGATTGTCTACGAAGTTCATACCATACTCGACCTTCCTGGTTACGAAGACTTTGACGCCGAGGGCAACGAAACGGGTTTAAAACTTCCTTACATCGTGACAATTGACGAGCAATCTCAGCAGGTTTTGGCGGTCAGAAGAAATTATGTAGAGCAAGACATTACTAAACAAAAAATAAACTACTTCGTTCAGTACAAGTTCCTACCTGGCCTAGGATTCTACGGCCTAGGCTTGTCTCACATGATTGGCGGTCTTGCAAAGGCTTCAACGTCTATTCTTCGGCAGTTGATTGACGCTGGTACGATTGCTAACTTGCCTTCAGGATTCAAGGCCAGAGGAATGCGGATTCGAGATGAAGACGAGCCTCTTCAGCCCGGAGAATTCAGAGATATCGATACGACCGGCGGTTCTTTAAAAGAAAACTTGATTCCTTTGCCCGTGAAAGAGCCTTCAAACGTCTTGATGCAGCTTTTGGGCATGTTGATTGACTCAGGTAAGCGGTTTGCGTCTATTGCTGACACGAATGTGGGCGATGTAAACCAAGCGATGCCTGTCGGTACCACGGTCGCTTTATTGGAGCGCGGCACCAAGGTGATGAGCGCAATTCACAAGCGCCTGCACTACGCTCAACGTATTGAGTTTCAACTTCTAGCTAAAGTATTTTCTGAATACCTACCGCCAATGTATCCTTATCAGGCTCTTGGCGGCGCTCAAGAGGTCAAGCAGACTGACTTTGACGGGCGTGTTGATGTTATTCCTGTGTCAGATCCCAACATCTTTAGCCAGTCTCAAAGAATCACGATGGCTCAAGAACTTATGCAGCTTGTCCAGTCAAACCCTGAGATTCATGGGCCAAAGGGGGTTTATGAGGCTTATCGCAGGATGTATTCTGCGCTGGGAATTGACAATGTTGACAGCCTTCTGCAGCCACCACCGCCACCGCCACCACCACCTGCTCCAATTGATGCAGGCATCGAAAACGGCGGCTTTATGATGACGCAGCCTCAGCAAGCTTTTGAGCAACAAAATCATCAGGCTCACGTTGACACTCACAGGTCTTTGTTCCTGACTGAGGTGGTGAAAACCAATCCACAGTTGCAGGCCTTGATTATTGGGCACAGTATGCAACACCTTCAATTCATGTCTACCCAGATGGCAAAGAAAGAGATGCCACCCCAGATACAGCAGCAGGTTCAGCAGCTTGAGCAGCAAATGTCGCAAGTAGCCCCGGAACAACAACCTCAAGTGGTTAGTCAGATTCAAATGATTACTGAGAGCTTTTCGTCTCCAATTATGGCTAAGTTGGCGCAAGACTTTTTGTTGTCAATTGGGCAGGGCGATGAAGAAGACCCACTCGTTAAGATTCGACAAAAAGAGCTGGATCTAAGAGAGCAAGAATTGACTGCTGATCAAGGTCAGTTTGAAGATAAACAGTCTCAGCGTGGCGAAGAAAAGTTGCTTGAATCTCAGATAGCCAAACAGCGTATCGGTGTTCAAAAAGAAGTGGCTGACGACAAGCTCGACATGGCATCTCAAAGACTTGAGCAGCAGGCCGAGTTGAAAATGCTTGAATTACAAGCTAAATTTGGAGGTACACGATGACAACCAGTTATATTCTTGAACAGCAAGTAGAGCTTAGAAAAAACAAAGCTTTGATGCGTGAAGCTGAGCGAGCAGAAGTTGAGATGCTTGTTGAGAAGAAAAATCTTCAACAAGCGGCAGATGAAGCAAGGCTTTCGGCTAAGTTGGAGAGAATTAAGCGAGGAGACGCAGAACCGGTTTCTGTGGCGATTGAAGCCCCTAAACCCGTTGCGTCAAAAACAATTGCGCCTAAGCCGAAAATTTTTCTTAGGAAGAAGCCAGCAGAAAAGGAGACAATCGATGCCTCTGAAGAAGGGTAGCGGTCAAAAAACTATTAGCAGGAATATTAGCATGCTCAGAAAAGAAGGTAAGCCAAAAGATCAAGCCGTTGCTATTGCGATGAAAACATCAAAAGGCATGAAGGCCGGTGGTTCCGTTTCCAAGGGCCAGTTAAAAGTTAAGGTCAAGAAGATGCGGACCAGAGGCACCGGCGCTGCAACTAAGGGACTTGATTATTACGAGCGCGTATGAGAGACGATGTTGACCTAGCCTCATCTTTGAAGCGAATGGTAGGTGATCGAAGAAGCTTGATCATTGAAACATTGTGCGAAGGTTTGCTTAAAGATATGGAACATTATAAAAGTTTGCAAGGCGAGCTAACTGCGTTAAACTTGGTGGAACAACATATCCAAGATTTTTACGCAAAAGGAGAGCGCTAGTGACAAAACCGTCGATTGAATCGGCCTTTATTCAAAAAGATGATCTGGTTTTAGACCCATCTTTGCTGAGTAAAAGCTTAATGGAAAGAATGCCTACACCTTCGGGGTGGCGGATGCTGGTTATCCCCTACATAGGGAAACGAACGAGCAAGGGTGGAATTCACCTGACAAAAGAAACCGTAGACCGAGAATCACTTGCAACTGTTGTTGCTTATGTCGTGAAAAAAGGTCTGTTATGCTACTCAGACAAAGAAAAGTACGGCGAAACACCGTGGTGCGAAGAAGGCAGTTGGGTGTTAATCGGCCGATATGCTGGTGCTCGTTTCAAGCTTGACGAAGGAGACGAGGTGCGCATAATCAATGACGATGAAGTCATTGGAACCATCCTAAACCCTGATGACATAGTGAGTAGCTGGCGATGACTGTAGAAAATTCAAGCGCGGTAGAAGAAGAGATTGAAGTTCAGATTGTTGAAGATCCGCCAGAAGTAGAGGGGTCTGTAACTAACGATGATGAGCTTGAGCGCTATACCAAATCGGTTAGCAAGCGGATTAATAAGCTAAACCAAAAGACCAAGCAGGCCGAGGAGCGTGCTCAGTATCTTGAGTCTGTTGCTTTGCAAAAAGACCAGGAGATTGATGCTTATAAAAAGCATTCAGTCGCCCAGCAGACGACTGTTCTTCAGAAAGAGCAGGAAGCTTTGTCTTCAAAGGAAAGCCAGATAGATGATATCTATCGAAAAGCTATTCGCTCTGGTGACGCTGATTTGATTTCCAAGGCTGACACGCTAAAGAATGATATTGCGATTCAGAAAGAAAAGCTCAAGGTTGCGCAATCGAGGCAGTCTGAATACGTTAACCAACAACAAATAGCGCCGCAAGAAAACTACCAAACACACCAGCCTCAGCCTCAGTCCCAGCAGGTGCAAGAAGAGGTTAGACCTACGAGCGAAGCTTTAGGCTGGCATGATCAAAATCAATGGTATGGCGATTCTGAAAACGAAGAAAATCTTCAAGCGACTCAGTTTGCTTACTTCACTCATTTTAATTTGATTAACGAGGGGTTTGAACCAGACTCCGAAGAGTACTACAATGAGTTGGATACAAGAGTTTTCCGAATTTACCCGACTTTACAGGGTGATTCGATAGCCGAAAAAAAGGAAGGTAGACCCGCTGTGCAAAGAGTCGCTTCCGCCAGTTCTGCTGGTCGGCAAAAAACACAAGGCAGCAAGCGTGGTGTTAAGTTCACTCAATCTGAACTTCAGCGTCTCCGTGGTTTGAAGCCGCACAATATGAGCGAGGAAGCTTGGTTAAAGCGTGTGGCGTCAGAAAAGCAAAAGGTAGCTCAAAGGGAGACAAAATAATGACAGATTCGACTAATAAGACCCGCGTTTCGCGTGATTCCGAGACACACGATAAACAGGCTCGACGAAGACCGTGGCGACCAGTTCGCAAGCTCGAAACTCCCCCAGCACCTCCCGGTTACACCTATCGGTGGATCAGGGAATCAA